ACAGTATTTAGACCAGGGATAAATAGAGAGGGTACAGCTTACGATAACGAAGGCGGTTGGTTTGACTGTAATCTTGTTAGATTCAGAAAAGGCAGGCCTGAAAAATTTGCAGGCTGGGAAAAAGTAACATCAAATACTTATTTGGGTACAGCTCGTGCCTTGCACGCCTGGATTTCATTAGAGGGTGCTAAATATTTAGGTGTAGGCACGCATCTTAAATATTATATTAATGAGGGTATAAATTTTAACGATATTACGCCAATTAGAACAACTACAAGTGCTGGTGATGTAACTTTTGCCGCAACTAACGGCAGTTCGGAAATTACTGTAACTGACTCATCACACGGCGCAGTAGTTAATGATTTTGTAACTTTTAGTGGAGCTGCAACACTAGGAGGTAATATAACTGCTGATGTTTTAAACCAAGAATATCAAATATCAAGTATTGTTGATGCAAACAACTTTAAAATTACAGCAAAAGACACTAGCGGTTCAACAGTTACTGCGAACTCCTCTGATAGTGGTAACGGTGGATCTTCAGTTGTTGGTGCATATCAAGTTAATGTTGGTTTAGATGTTTATGTGCCTGGAACTGGTTGGGGTATAAATGGTTGGGGTGCAGGTGCTTTTGGGCAAGCTGCTGCTTTGTCAGATACAAATCAACTACGGCTTTGGACACATGATAATTTTGGTGAAAATTTAATTATAAATCAGAGGAATGCTGGTATTTTTAGGTGGTTAGAATCAGGCGGAACTGGTACAAGAGCCGTAAATTTATCAACTGTTTCAGGTGCTAATTTAGTGCCAACAAAGGCATTACAAGTAATTACTTCTGAAATTGATAGACATCTAATTGTGTTAGGAGCAGATCCTATTAGTGGAACGTCTAGAACAGGCACCGTTGATCCTATGTTAATTGCTTTTAGTGATCAAGAAAACGAACTCGAGTTTGAACCAAAATCTACCAATACAGCTGGTTCACTTAGATTGTCATCAGGTTCATCTATTATTGGTGCTGTTAAGTCAAGACAAGAAATTTTGATTTGGACCGATACCGCTATGTACAGTATGCAATTTGTTGGGCCTCCGTTTACTTTTGCAGTTAATTTAATTAATGAAGGAACTGGTCTAGTGGCACCAAAAGCTGCAGTTACAGCACCTTCGGCAGTTTATTTTATGAGTTATAACAATTTTTATTTATATAACGGTTCTGTAAACACCTTACCTTGTTCTGTGCATAATTATGTTTTTAATGACATAAATTTAGATCAATCATTTAAAATACATGCATTCACAATAAAGGACAAAAATGAAGTTGGCTGGTTCTATTGTTCATCTGGCAGCACCACTATT